TATGATTCCAAAGTTGTTTTATATTCATATCAAACAAGTAGATTTGATACAACATATGTAAAAACAAATGATAATGCAGCTGCAACCGTTATTGATGATACACATACATATCTTCCTCAGAGAAAAGCAACTTTGAACAATCTTTTGCAGAGAAGAATGAATATTACTTTACCTGGCAATTTTGCAATCAGTTCCGGTTTTGTTTTGAATCTTAATGCACATTCCTATTCTGTAAATGATGAAAATAGAATAGACAATTCTATGTCTGGAAAATATTTGATAGTTGGCACAAGACACATGATTAAACCAGAGAAACATGAAACAATTTGTGAGATATCCTCTGATTCTACAAATAATCCATTTGTTTCTGCTGGTAATTTATTAAAACAATCTGAAGTTGGATTATATTGATGGAAAATATTGATTTTGCTGGTAAAAATGGTTTTATATGGTGGGTTGGCGTGATTGAGAATCGTGTTGACCCATTAGCACTTGGTCGTTGTCAAGTTCGTATTATTGGATGGCACAACCAAGATAAAAGCAAAGTTACAACTGAAAATTTACCATGGGCTCACCCAATGTATCCATTAAATAATTCTAATACATTTTCATCACCTAAATTAGGAGATTGGGTTGTTGGTTTTTTCTTAGATGGCGAAAATGCTCAACAACCTGTGATGATGGGTATGTTACCTGGCATTAAACAAAAGGTATAACTATGGCAATTATAGGCGCAAACGGAGTTGTGTATGATGAATCTGGTAATGTTACTGGAGGTGTTGATGATGTCATAGCATCCACAGTTACACCAAAACCATTTACGCAATTAAAAAAAGAAGCTCAGACAAATGCTGGTGTTCAAGCATCAACAAGAACAAATGCTCAAGGTAAAGTAATTGAAACTAATCCACCAAAAGTTACAAACATTGGCGATACAGCATTAATTGGTGCACCTACTGTTTCAAATTTGGCAAGAGGTATAGTTGATAATACTGGTGTTGCTGTTGCAGATAATAATCGTGAACACGCTTGCGACATTGCTGTTTATATTCAATCCACAATGGCCAAAACTAAAGTTTTAGCTGGAGATTTAGTAAGAGCAATTAGATTAGCAATTAGAAAAATTATTGATGCATTGGGTATATCTCCTGCTTCTTCTGGTATGACCGAATTTCTAAAAGACTTAGCAAGAAGAATTAAAGAAATTACTCGTTGGGTTAATGAAAAGATTGTTGAAACGGCAAAATATTTGGATGGTATTAAAAAGATTCGTGCTATTATTGAATATATTCTTGCTTTGCCTGCCAATCTTTTGGCTATGTTTCAAAAGTGTTTGTCTGAGGCATATGGTGAATTAGCAAAAGGATTATTTTCAATTGCAAGTTCTTTGTCTGTTGATACTGGCACTTCCGGGTTAACAGATGCAGCTAAAGAAGTATTGAGTGAATCTCAATCATTGTTACAAAGCACACAAGCAGTATTGTCCATTCCAGCTCAAGCGGTTAGTAATTTAACTAGTCCGAGTGGAATGAATGATGCTGAAAAACAGGCATTAGTTTTAAGTTTATATCCAGATTCTACTGGAACAAATTATGACCCATCATCCTTTCAGGCAACAATATAATGGCAACTACACCACAACCAAGTGAGTATTCGTGGACTGAACCAGAATCAGAATACGCAGCTAAATATCCATATAATAATGTAACACAAACTGAATCTGGTCATTTTCAGGAGTTTGATGATACTCCTGGTGCCGAGCGTATTCGCACACAACATCGTTCAGGCACATATACAGAAGTTCAAGCTGACGGCACAAGAGTAAATAAAATTGTTGGTGATAACTATGAGATTGTTGCTAATAATAACAATGTAAAGATTAATGGCATCTGTAACATAACCATTGTTGGTGATTCAGTTGTTTCTGTTCAAGGAAACAAATATGAAAGAGTTACTGGTAATTATTACTTAGAAGTTGATGGTGATTATCAACAAGTTGTCAATAAAAAAGTTTCTGTTACCTCTGGTGACGATATGGAACTAACTGTTGGTTCTTCATTAGGTCAATTCATATTAAATGCTGGTGATGCACTACAATTAAATTCTGATTTAACAGTTGATGGAAGTATTACTGGCGGTGCAATCACATCTACAGGCTCTGTTGTTGCTGGTACAGGTATTCATGCTGGTGTTCCAGGCTCACTAAATCCTATTGCTGGTATCTCAACACTTGGTGGAATAGCCGCAGGATTTCCTGTTGCACCTCCTGTTCCTGGTATGATAGAAGCTACTGTAAGTGTTAATGCACCTTTAATTTCTGGTATTGTTGTTACCGATATTAAGGGACCAATGGAACTAATTCGCTTATTGTATGATATGCATTATCATATTGGCAATCGTGGATGGCCAACATCAACACCTACTCCTTTAATGTAATGGAATATTATGGCTGCTAATAGTGTATTTGCTCGTTTAAATTATAATTTTGAAGATTCAAAATTTGGTGGTTCTCTTTATTTAACAGATGGAGCAAAAAAATATCTATCTGCTTCAAACACAAGCCTTCCTGAATGGCAACAAAATGATATTGCTGATGGAGTGGCATCTTCTCGGTCAAGATACTATAAGAACCCTCATGCGAGTGTTATTGTAACTTTAACTGCCAATACTAATTTAATATTTACAGTAGCAAATACTGACCCAGCAAATACCTTTTCTGATCCTGTGGCTGCAACTATGGCACCATCTCTTGCCAATGCAGCTAGTGGTTACATAATTGAACTGGCAGCTTTCAAATCTCATACTGACAATATATCTGGTTTAACTGCCACAACAGATGGCAACTTAACTGCACCAAACTATGATTTGGCAACTGGTGTTGGCCAACAGATTTTGAAGATTACTAATGCAACGGATGATGTGGCTAATGCTACTCCAATGTTGGGTAGTTTCACTAGTTTGTATATTGGTGACGATTTAACTGGAAATAATACTATTATTGCAAATGATTGGATTACTATGAACTCTGCAATTGCTCCAAATGGAAATTGCACATTAACTGGCGGTCAAGTAAACACAATTATTGACCATATCACAACAGCAAATTCGTTGATTGCCACAAGGCGAAACCACGACTTTAACTTTTATCAAAAATCACGAGCCATTGTGAATGACTATATCTTTCTAACTCGTTTTGATAATCTTGGAAACACACAAAATTACATGGTAGAAAATTTGATTGGAACAGACTTTTTGAAATCAAATTTGTCCTAAGGTAGAATAAATAACAGATGGCAACCGTAACCACAAACATCGCTCGAGAGTATAGTGATTTAGACTTAAATTTCACTATTCATCCAGTTAAAAAAGACATAAACCGCCATGTTGGTGAGATGGCAGTCATCAATTCTGTAAAGAATTTGGTGTTAACTAGCCACTATGAAAGACCATTCCAACCAGAGATTGGCAGTAACATTCGCCGTCTTTTGTTTGAGAATATGGATACAATTACCGCTTCTTCCATAGAGAGCGAAATACAACAGACAGTAACAAACTACGAACCTAGAGCTAGAATTTCAAGAATTAATGCTAATGCAGATTTTGACAGAAATGGGTTTAATGTAGAAATGGAATTCTTTGTTATCAATAGAACTGACCCAATTACAATTAATTTTTTCTTAGAACGGATTAGATAATAAATGGCTAACGCTCGTTTACAGATTTCTGACCTTGATTTTGACCAAATCAAGACAAACTTAAAAGCATATCTAAAACAACAATCTCAATTTCAAGATTATGATTTTGAGGGTGCTGGTTTAAATATTCTTTTAGATATTCTTGCTTATAATACCCACTACAATTCATACTACTTGAACATGGTGGCCAATGAGGCATTTTTAGATACCGCTTTACTAAGAGATTCGGTTGTTTCTCATGCCAAAACTTTAGGGTATATTCCATTTTCGGTTACTGCACCACGAGCCATTGTTAATGTTACAGTAGATAGTGGAACAACCACGCCGGAAACTTTAACTATTCCAAAAGGCTTTAGTTTTAGTTCTAGCATTATTGATAATGTTTCTTATAATTTTGTTGCTTTGGAAGAAACCACAGTAACCAAATCTAACACATCTTT